AGTACCCATTCCTGCGCAGGGCGGAACTGTACGTCTGGCCGACGGCCGAGACGCTGCCCAACGTGCCGGATGGCCAGGCTATGCGCTTTGTCAGCGACGGCACCCGAAACACCTTCTACCTCCGCTTTCGCATTGAGCAAAGCATCATCTGGCTGCCCCAGCAGAGCGAGATCGTCCTCAAAAACCTCTCCGCCGCCACGCGGGACGCCCTCCGGACCGCAAACCTCCGCGTCGAGCTGCGAATTGGCTGGGAAGGCCAGGCCATGCGGTCGCTATTCGTCGGCTCCCTGCTACAGGCCATCACCCAGAGGGAAGGCCCGGACCTTTGCACCCGCCTGCTGTGCCTGACAGGGGCCGGCGCCCTCCGCCAATCGGTCATCAGCCAAACCTACGCCCCCCTGACGCCCGTGCGAGAGGTAGTAACCGATTTGGCTGCCCGTTTGCCGGGTATAACGGTCGACCCCGCCCGGATGGCCACCCTGCGCGGATTTATCGGTCCAGGAGGCTACAGCACCGCTGGAATGGTCCACCAGGCCCTCGACCTGCTGGCAAACCAGTACGGATTCTCCTGGTCCATCCAAAATGGCACCTTCCAGGCCCTGGCCGATGACGGCTACTTTGAGAGGATTCTGCGGATTTCCTCCGACGACCGGACCCTGATCCTGGCTACCCCCTGGCTCTTCGCCAACAACATGCGAGTCGGCGGAGTCAACATCCAAGCCATGCTTATTCCAGGGCTGCTCCCAGGCGACCGCATCCAGCTCGACAGCAAGGTGACCCCAAGCCTCAACGGCACCCGCATCCTGCACACGGTGACCTACACCGGCAGCCCCAACGAAAACGACTGGACCATGCGAATCCTGAGCCGGAACTATGGCGACCAAGGGAGCGGAACCATCTGATGGATAAGAGCATCCTCAGCCCCGAAGCCCAGCAACGCCTCAGCTTCAGCCGCATGATGCTCGGCGTCCACACTGCCATCCCCGGCATCGTGACCGCCTGGAACGCCACCAGCAACCTAGCGACGGTGCAACCGGCCATTCGCATGCAGATCATCCGGCCGGACGGCGCCATCGACTACCTCGACCTCCCAGCCGTGGAGAACGTCCCAGCCTGCCTGCCCCGCTCCACGGCTGGGGGACTGCTGCTGACCGTGCCCATCAAGCCAGGCGACGCCTGCCTGCTTATTTTCAGCCAGCGCGCCATTGACCATTTCGTCCAGCACGGCGGAATCCAAAATCCACTGACCAGCGACCGGCCGGACCTGTGCGAGATGCGGCACCACGACCTGAGCGATGCCATCATGATCCCGGGTCTCTGGAGCATCCCGGACAAGGTCGCCAATTGGGCCGACGACGCGCTCGAGCTGCGCAATGACGCCGGCACCGTCAAGCTCTCCATCAAGAGCGACGGCGTCTACGTCACCGGGAATCTTAAGGTCACCGGAACGGTCGTGGCCGGAGCGGCCAACGTCAGCCTGACCACACATCACCACAGCGATCCGCAAGGCGGAGACACGGGAGGGCCCGCATGAGCTACGACATCAAAATCGACGCCGCCAGCGGAGACGTGACCATCACCGCCACCGGGAGCCTGGCCACGGCCGCCCTCGGGATCGAAGTCACCCAACGCATCCTGCTAAGGCTCCGACGCCAGCTCGCCGAGTGGTTTCTGAATGTGCGAATCGGCCTGCCGTGGTATTCTGGAATCCTGGGAAGCAAGGATGCACCCGCGGCCGAAATGGTCATTCGACGCGAGATCGCGCAGACCTACGGCGTCCAGTCCATCCTGCAGATGAATGCCATCTGGGACAACGCCATCCGGACGCTGAGCCTGTACATTCAGGTCGCCACGATCTACGGGACGACCGAACAACTGACCCTGGCGCAGGGAGGCGCATAGATGCCAGACTACGGATTGACCGAAACCGGATTCAGGCCCAAGCGCCTGGCCGACATCATCGCCGACATCGACGCCCGCCTTTCCGCCATTACCGATCCGATCAGCGGCGAAACCATCAGCATCGACGCTACCGACAGCACGCTGCTGGCGCAGATCAGGGGCATCATCGCCGAACAGATCGCGGCAGGCTGGCAGGCCACCTATATGGCCGCCCAACAATTTGACCCGCTGTATAACACCGGAGCCGGCCAGAGCGCCACCGTGCAGCTCAACGGCATCGTGCGCAGGCCCGATACAGCCACGCGCCTCAACGTGGTCCTGTACGGTACGGCCGGAACCGAGATCCCCAGCGGAGCCCTCATCACAACGGCCGACCGGAAGTATTCCTTCAGCATCGACGCCCTGGCCACGGTCGCCGGCGGAGGGAGCGTCGCCGCCACCGCCACGTGCACCACCAAAGGGGCCGTCACCGTTGCCGATGATGCCCCGATGCTAATCGCCACGCCCTCCACGGGCTGGACGAACGCCACGAACGACAGCACTGCCGTGCAAGGCCAGGCCGCGGAGACGGACGAGGAACTGCGGACCCGCCAGCAAATCGCTACCTCCACCACCGGCTATCGCCAGGTCGAGGCCATCTACGCCGGCGTCCTGGCCGTGCCTGGCGTCACCTATTGCCGGGTGTATCAGAACGACACAATGTCGGACGGAGCCGACATTCCTGCCAAGAGCATCGCCGTGGTGGTGCTGGGCGGAGTCGATGCCGACGTGGCCGCGGCCATCTTCCTGCGAACCCCGGTCGGGATCGGCTACTACGGCGGAACGACCATCAGCGTAGATGACAGCCAGGGCACGGCCTATGATGTAAAATTCCAGCGCCCGACGCCCGTGCCCGTGACCATAGAAGTCCAGGTCACCGCCGTCGATTCGAGCTGGCCAGGCGATAGCCTCGGCTGTGCCGCCATTGCCGCCGCCCTAGCCGCCTACTCCAAGAATCCGGGCGAGAGCATCTACCAGACCCAGCTCTACAGCGCCATCAACACCGTGCCCGGCCAGCGCGTGACCAGCCTGGAAATCAACGGATCGGCCTCCGTGCCGGTCGATGTCGCCTGGGACGAGATCGCCACCTTCGACCCGAACGACATCACCGTGGAAATGAGCGGCGCCTGATGCCAGTACCAGCGACATACGCCGTAGATGCCAGCCGCTATGGGGCCGACTTCCGAGCCCTGAGCCAGTACCGCCTGCTGGACCAATTCAAAGCCAAGCCGGTCCTGCAAGCCGTGCTGAACGCCCTGGTCGACGAGGCGCAGGAATGGTATGACACCTGCATAGAGCTGCTGACCGCCCGCAGCCTGTACGCCGCCGCCCCCAGCGAGCTCGACGCCCTGGGCAGAATCGTAGGCCAGCGCCGCGAGCCGGTCGCCAATGACGTGCCCGTCTACTTCACCCCGGACACGCCCCGAGACGGAACCGCCGACGAACTGGGCGCCGACCTGGGCATCGCCTGGGTGACCGGAGTCCCGGCCACCGGCCTGCAGAATCCGACCGAGGCACAGTACGCCGAGCAGATCCTCGGCCGCATCACGAACAACATGACCAGGCACGGCAGCATTCCCGAACTGGCGGCGGCCATCTACCAGACCCTCGGCCTCAAGGTCCGATTCGACAAAACCGGCCCAATGGAGGTCGACATCTACGTCAGCGGCACCCCGACCGCCGACGCCATGTACAAGCTCGATCAGAAGCGAGATACACAGCGAACGCAGGGCCGGTATTTCTTCGGGTACCCGGCCACGCTGAGCATCGGAACCGTGCAGAAGGAAGGCGCCTAATGGCAAATCGAGACTTTACGCTACCTGGGCCCTGGGCCGACGATGCCGAGACGACCATCCCGGGAACGCCGACACAGAACACGCCCTACCGCGACACGAGCCTCTCTGAGGCCACCGTCCAGGATGGCTGGCCCTTTGGAAAGATCGTAAACTCGGCCAGCTTCAACCAATACCTCTACCTCGCCAGCAAACTGCTGGGCCAATTCGAGACGCAGGGCATTGCATCCTGGTCCGCCTTGACGACCTACGCCGCCGGAGGCCTGGCCCTGGGCAGCGACAAGCAGGTCTACCAGGCCATCGACGCCAACACAAACAACGATCCGGCCGACGATACCGCGGGAACGCACTGGAGGCCGATCAACCAAAGCCTGGTCGAATTCTTCTCCGACGCCAACGGAGGGTACATCAGGATCGGAACGGTCTACCTGCAATGGAAGCTGGCCGCGACGACCACGCCTACCTCCGGCGTTAAGACCGGCTCGATCGCCTGGCCGGTCGAATTTCCCATCGCCTGCTTTGCGGCCTGGTCCACGCTCGCCTGCGCCGGAAACCCCACCTGCGCCGTGTATATGAACGCCGCCCCCATCACCACCGGAGCCACCTGGAAGCTCGACGCCCTGGGCGGAGAGAGCAGCGCCGTGTCAGCAACCGTGTACGTTTTTGGAATCGGCCACTAAACCGCAATTATCGCAGACGCACCGTAAGAAAGTCCCAACGATGCTTGACCAGAACGACAAAGATGTGATAAAGGGCTTGTTCTCTGATGCCGTGAAGCCTCTGTATGACCATGTGTCGTCCACCGTGCGAGGCTGCGCGGAGAACCGGCGCGACATCGTGCTTGGCGAAATCAAGGCGCACGAGTTGGAGTGCCAGCACGGGCGGAAGGTGCAGGAAATGTCCACGTTGCTGGCAAAAGCCAATGGCGCTACCGAGCAGGCCAAGGCGACCAGCGCAAAGACGATTGCCCTCATTTCAGTCGTCGTTGGCATCATCGTCGCCGCCGCCAATACGGTCACGCGGCTGGTACTAGGGCACTGAATCATGTGGCGTTTCTGGATAGGCTACCTGGCCGGCTTCTTTACCCCGGCGGTGCTGTACGGCGTGTTGTTCCTGGTCTGCGTCCTGAAATCGCCCAAGAGGCGACTAGAAGAAAAGAGGTTCACATGAAACGAGCATTGATCGTGTCGTTGCTGGTGCTGCTGATCGTGGCTGGGTGTTCCGGCGTGATAGCCAACGCCAAGTACACCAAGCTCATCACTGATACCGTGGCCGTCAGTGACGAGGCCACAACGCGGGCCGTGGCCGGAGCCATGTCGTCGGCCGAGATGATCCAGATCATCAAGCTCGACAACGCATCTTGGCACCACATCAACAACGCCCGGATAGGAGTTGAAAAATGAGCCTTACCATCGACCAGATCAAGGCCAAGCTTCCTGCGCAATTCGGGCCGGTGGTTGACCAGTACGGCGCGGCGTTCCTGAAAATGACGGCCGACGAAATCTGGGCCTGGCTCACGTTGGCACTGAACGGGAAGGCCGACGAAGCCTACCGGGCCGTTCTCGCCAAGCTGCCCAACGCCGACCTGTTGGCCGAGTGGGGCAAGATCAACGACCAGTGGCAGGCACAGAACGCGGCCAACGCCGCGAGCATCGCCTGGCAGAAGGAAGCCTTGTACGCCATCTTGAAGGTGCTGGTGGCCATTGCCATCGCGGCGGCCGGGTTTTGATCTGGCCATCGCCAAGGTGGAATGGGACGCGATCCCAAAGGAGCAACAAGTGTCATTCATC